CAAATGCCCAAGTATCGAAAGAAAGACAACCCTCTTTTGGTTTCTGACTGTGAGGTACAAACCGCTAAATGCGATCATGTTGAATACCCTTCGGGTGTTATTGATTGTATTGGCACTTTTGTAAAACACAAAGGAAAGCGAAAGAAGAAAAAGAAGAAGAAGAAGAAAACTTCGCCTTTACCTAGTGAGTCAAAACTAGAGCATCTTGACTCTAGCTCACTTAGTTCAGGCCCAACTAAACCTCCTATGAAGAAAAAATCATTAGAACAACAATTAGATGAAGCATTTGAAGTAACTATTTCTGATCATGATTCTATTGATGAGAAAGCAGTTACTTTAGATGAAATTAATTCTGATTCATACGAGGACTATGAGTCACATTCACTTCCTGATGAACATTGCTATTTTTGGCAAATAACAGGACAATGTGCTCAAAAACACAAATGTCGTTATCTTCATTTCGATGAAGAACGTAAAAAGTACCCAAATTTATGTGTTTTCTATCAATGCAAGAGATGTATTAATCCACAGTGTAGCAAAATACACAGAAATATCTCTGAAGTTGAACACATAAATAAAAATAAAAACTGCAATAAACCTGCACAAAAAGAAAACAACAATAAAAAAGAAAATAATAAAAATCATTTTCAACAAAAGGAAGTTAGTGTAGGTAAAGTGGAAAAACCACCATTAGAATATGCACAAGAAGTAAGTCATGAATATGACCAATTATCTGATGATGAAGAAACTGTTTTATCAAACAGTTATTTATTTTTAAAAAATAATACAGATAGTTTGGGTTCATATGAAAATAATCCAACAAAATTTTGGTTTTTTGATATGGATAATATCAGAATGATTAGAAAAAATTCAACTCCTTATAATGATTATTTTGTTTTGGACATAGATAAACCTGTAAAAATCAAATATAATGATTTTTGGGGTGATAAACCTAAATATTCATCAATTAAAAAACATAAGAAATTAAAATTATATATGAGAAACGTTGATGAAATAGAGTCACCAATTTTAGAAAGTGGAATGTCCAGAAGAGAATATTTTAAAGTTGTAGATGCTATGCATACTCGTAGAAACGATAAAGCACCTCATAGTGGAATTATACATTCTGCTTTTAGATCTGTTTTTAGAGATGTAAATGAATGGATGAATCAATTTTATAGTTTATACGCAGATAAAATAATGGATGAAGTTATATTAAATTATTCTCGCGTAAATTCTTTAAAATTAAAAACATTACATTCAATGTCTAAAAACATTTCAAATGAGAAAATAGATAACATAGTAGATACAACTGTTGCTGCAATCAAAGTAATACCTGGTGTAGATAAATTAATAGATGATTGTAAAGCAAATGGAGTAGCAAGCACAGTAATTACTGGTTGTGCTACTGTAGCCAAAAATGTCAAAAAATTCCCCATAATATTTAAAGATAGCATCAATGATAAAATAGATGCGCCTATAATTTGTAAATCATCGACAATGGGAAAAGATAACGTTGTCGACATTAAACCTGGAACTAAAGAATTGGTTTCAATTCAGGATGAATTGATAAAGGACAAAGAAGTTGTAGCCGTTTTACCAATTCTACATGTTGATTGTGCTTTTCCATCTTATAATTTAGAAAATATAAGATTATCGGTAACACAAAGACAAAGTTTATTAGCACCTGAAATGACAAATGTAGGAAGATTATATTATGAAATGGGAACGGACAGTATTATAGAGGAGTATTCAGATCTACCAATGGATGAATTACCAGATTTTGAAAAATGGTTTAAAACTAGAAATTGGAAATTATCTAAGAAAAGGAAATATGATGCCAGTTTTACTGGGATTGATGTATGTTCCTCAGTTAGAAGTGTTTTCAATAAATCAGAAGTAGTTTTATCTGGTACAAATAAACCTGCTCGTTTGGTAAGTGCAAGCAACGCAGATGTCCAAATGACTTTTGGTGTTTACACTGATGCTATTAAGAAACATCTCGTTAAACATAGTATTTATAAAAGAGTCATCTGCGCTGTTGGATACAACAGACAGGAATATGGTAGTATTGTACAAGGCATCATTGAAAAATACAATGATGATGTTGGATTTATGTGTGCTGATTTCAGTAAATTTGATAGCACAGTAAATGAATTTCATATGAAAGGTGAAAAACAAGTTTATAATACAATACTTAGAAATATATTTTTTACTGGTTCTCCAACTGACAGAATGGTACAAAGAGCTATGGAGGATTTTATTGCTATATTAAATAATTGTAATATCAATTATGTAGCAAAAGTAATGTGTTCTAGGGCTAGTGGTGATCCTGCTACCACCATTGGCAATTGTATTATTGGTATGAATACATGGTCAGCTTTAATAAATTATGAGTTAAACACTAAAACTTATAATTTAGATTATTCACCTTTAGATGTGCATGTTTTAGTATGTGGTGATGACGCTTTGATGATAGGTAAATACCGTGATATGGTAGCATTCAGAGAAAGATGCGCCTATTTAACAATCATGGGTTTTAAATTAAAACCTAGTGAAATAACCAAAAACTTACCAGAAGTAGAATTCTTAAGTGGTTATTTTGTAAGAGCTAGTGTTAATAATAAAAATTCGCTTGTTCATGTTCCTAAATTAGGAAGGGTACTGGGGAAATGTGGTTTGGCAGTTAAAAAACATATATATCCATTGGATAGATACCAATTATGTTATCAAAAATTAGTTGGTTTAAAAGATAATGTTTGGTGTTATCCTGATTTATATGATAAAGTGTTGGAAATTATTGAAAAGTTAGAAAAATATAGACCCAACGTTTGTAAGAATTTTGATCCCGCTAAAAAGGCAAGGGCAGAATGTTGGATCACTTTCGGTAATGATGAGGTCATTGCAAATGAATGTACTGCTGAAGATATTCAACTAAGATATGGTGATGATGCTCAACAGCTTGTTGAGGATTTTTCATCAGTATTAAAATTAAGTAAACTAGTTGAATATAAAATGAATGGCATGGTAAAATCCATGCAAATACCTGAAGTTGCGTTGTTAGATTCAACATCGTATCAACATTTATTGGAAATAGATGGTTTAACCAATGAGTGTTGTGATGTTGATTTACCATAACATAAAAACACATTGGGCTAGATTGATGACATGTGGGCCCTGTCAACATAAAAAGAACAATGAGTGATTATTCAACGCGAGGTATTTTAACTTCTCAACAAGAAGAAGAAAAATCCATACATATTGGAAATGGGATACAAATGAAAGAGTGCACAGCTAAGTTTTTAAATGCCGTATTTGATCCATTTAAAACTACTGATGCTGCTCGTGTTCCTGATATGCAAAAGCAATCTTCCATATGTATGAGAGACTATTTGGACAATTTTGTCCCTACTCCTGAATTCGTAGATACACCAACATATCAAGGTGTTTTATTATTTTGGGACTGTGGTTTTAACTCTTTGGTGACAAATGCTTATGCTGAATTTGGAAATGATATTCCCTATTATAGATTATGGGTGATGTCAATAAAAACAGCTGGTATTTATGACAGTAACGGCTTAACACTTCCAGAGTTAATGAATGCATCATCTATTATGCCTAATAATGGTGATGGATTTTTCAATGCTAACAGTTCAAGTGGTTTAGCCACTGCACTTAGACTTTTTGCTGGTGGAATAAAAGTTCTACCAACAATAGAAACAATAACGAGTTCAGATACATTTGCAGTACGTAATTTTTGGGCAGGACATCTAACTCCTGCTGATATAAGTGGTTGGATGACTGGTGCTACTAATACTAATATTCAAGAAGTAGTACGACAAGCTAGGAACGTTCAAGAGTATCCTAATGCTGATGGAGTCACTGTGCGATATGACCCATTTCAATATGAAGAACAGTTAGAATTTATTTCTTCTGATTCTTTAAATTTTGCAGAGGCTGATAAAGATGTGGGTTCTAAAGTATCACGTACTAATACTGATGCTTATTATTTTCCTTTTGTTTATATCGCAACTACAAACTCTATTGATTCATCCTATACTGGTTCATGGCCATTTAAGATCTATGCATCTTGGTGGTTTGAATCTTTATTAAAACATCCAACACCAATATATACCATGAAATCTCCTATCGACATTAATTATCATAAAGTCGCTGCTATTGCTGGTGATACTGATCTTTACAATCCGGTAACTAAAGGTCACACATTTCGTAACTTTTTACAGAGCACTCATGGTTTTGTAAAAGCTATTGAAAATGTTGAAAAAGATCTTAGACCGGTTTTAAAACCTATTGTAAAGATGATTAGAGCCAAAAATAAACAGCGCAAAAAGATTAAACGTAAGAAAAATCTTAGAAAGAACAAGCAACCGCGTGGGGCAAGATTAGCTGGCGTCTATTCAGATGGCAGTTCAAGATTGAATCACACGGGACCAAACCTATAATCAAAGCTCCAGTTTAACAACTGGATAGGGGCACACTTAAAACTCTC